AGAAGTCCGGCTACAAAAGACCGGGTGACCCGTCTGAGTTGGGGTTCTTGTCCAGTATAACTGGTGTGACTTTAAAGAATGCCCCGGGTAAAGCCAGGGGAAAAAGAGGGATGTTGATACTATGGGAAGAGGCTGGTATATTCCCGAACTTATTAAAGTCATGGAGGATAGCCCAGAAGTCTTCAGAAGACGGGAACAGGGTATTTGGTATGATGGTCGCATTTGGTACAGGTGGTGAGAAAGGTTCTAACTTTGAAGGGTTAAAGGCTCTGTTTTATAAACCAGAAAACTACAGGGTAAAGCCATTAAAGAATGTATTCGATATGAACGTGTCGAATCAGTTGTGCGGCTTCTTTAGTCCTGAGTACATGAACAGGGCAGATTGCTACGATAAGAACGGTAACTCTGATGTTGTAAAAGCTCTTAAAGAAGTAATAGCCAGACGCTTAACTATAAAGTATTCCGGTACCAGTGCAGATGACACTGCCCAGGCAAAAGCCGAGGAACCTTTGACTCCACAGGAAGCCGTAATGATTACCCATGGTTCAGAATTCCCTGTAGAAGAATTGAAAGAAAGGTTATCAGAAATAGCACCGATAGAAAATACGTTTACAGCAAGTCATTATGTAGGTAACTTAATATGGAAAGGAACATCTTCTGTAGAATTCCGTCCAACACTAACAGACACTCCGATAAGAGAATGGCCGGTAACAAGGACAGACACGCAAGGTCTTATAGAATTAGCGGAATTACCAAAATCGATAGATGGTTATATACCATTCGGGCGTTATATAGGGGGAGCAGACACGGTCGACGATGATTACGGTACTTCTATGTTCTCGGTATGTATAATGGATACTTATACGGATAAGGTAGTAGCATGGTGGATAGGCAGGTTTAGAAAGGCCGAGGATAATTTTAACCAGGCCCTGAAGATGGCAGTGTTCTATAACGCGCAGATAAATTACGAAAATAAATTAAAAGGCTTCTATGCTTATGTGAACAATAAGAACATGATGCATTACCTGTGCGACACTCCGGAAATACTACAGGATTTCGATTATGTTGCCAAGAAGGAACATTATGGTAACAAAAAGAAAGGTACTCCGCCAACCCCGGCCATTAACAAATGGGGAAGGACACTGCAGGCAGACTGGTTACTGAGTAAGAATGAGTATAGTAACGAGCTGAACTATAAGACTGAAAAGGATATTGGCTATATAAGGGAATGTATATCGTGGCATATAGACGGAAACTTCGATAGGGTATCGGCCAGGATTATGCTTTTTATAATGAGGGAAGATAAAAGGAAAATGATGATACCTTCCGGTGGTGTTGCGGAAGACATAGATGAACTAGCAGATGACCCGTTCTTTAAAGACGGTTATTCGAAGAATTACGAACTTTCAGATGTAACATTTTAAACTTACTACAATGGCATATATTATACAGTTACCACCTCAAAGGGTAAGGTTCAGTAAAAAGAATCAGGAATGGAGAGAACTATGCGTCAATAAAATTGACGGCGGTATTTCTTATCTGGTCAATCAGGAAGTAAGGAGGTCCATGCAGGAGAAAGCTATAAACGGACGACTGTACGACGGTATCCTGGATATGAAAGATGTAATGGAAGTAATAGATACCGATGGTACTTTACGTTCTTATGTCCCAAAGAAAATTCAACACAAGCCTATACTAAGGCCATTGATAGAGTTACTGGTCGGGGAAGCTTCCAAGGAACCATTCGAATGGGGAGTAATGTGTACGGATCCGAAGAGCATTTCAGAGAAAGAGGAAAATAAAAAGAAACTCCTGGACGAGAAAATAACCAAACTTCTGGAATCAGAGTATGAAGGTGAAGAGCTTAAATCCAAACTGAAAGAACTGGACCTGTACTTCAGGTACACCTGGAAAGACCTGAAAGAAGTCAGATCTACAAAGTTACTGACGCATTATTATGACGCGTTAAAAATGGAGAATAAATTCCTGGACGCAATGCTGGACAGGTTAATTTATGGCGAGCAGATTATGATGTTCGATATAGTAGCCGGCTCTCCGGAAGCCCGTAAGCTTGACCCTAAAAGGGTACATACTCTTTATTCTAGTAACTCTAATCGTATAGCAGATGCTGACGTGATTATGATTGAAGAGTACTGGTCCAAGGGAAGGATAATCGATACTTACTGGGACTGCCTTACCCCGGAAGAAATAGATAAGATAAATTCTAACACCCTGGCTTCGGACGCCAGATACACGGACGTACTTGCGCAGAATTTTATCGCACCGGATGCTATTGTTCTGGATGGTATAGTAAATGCTACTATGTCAGAAAGAGGCTATACTTCCATGACCAAATCGACTGTGGACATCTATGGTAATATAAGACACTTAACTACTCTATGGAGATCTCAGAAATTAGTAAAGATCGTAAAGGGGACCAACCCTCAGACAGGGGAAAGGTACGAGAAAGTTATGGCTGAAGAGTACATAGCCAACGAGACTTATGGAGAAACTGTAGAGAAAGTCTGGATAGAGGAATGGTGGGAAGGTAGAAAAATAGGAAATGCTATTTATAAAAGAATACGTCCTAAAGAAATACAGTACAGTACAATAGGAAATATATCAAAAGGTCACCCTGGTGTAGTTGGTTATGTAAATTCTATATCTGAGGGTAAGGTAGTATCATTTCTATCCAAGACAAAAAACTACCAGTACTTATACGATATTACCTGGGACAGGCTAATGGACGGCTTACGTAAAAACTTAGGTAAGATTCTTGAAGTGGATTTAGCCAAGATTCCTAAAGGATGGACTCTTGAGAAGTGGATGAACTATGCGTACAGAGGAGGTATAGCAATCGTCGATAGCTTTAAAGAAGCTTCGAGAGGAGTAGCTACAGGTAAGTTGGCAGGGTCATTTAATACTACCAATAGGTCCTTGGATATGGATACCGGTAACTATATACAGCAGCAGATTAACCTGTTGGAGTTTATAAAAACCGAAATGAAAGATGCTGTAGGGGTTACTCCTCAAAGACAAGGAGCTGTACAAGCTTCAGCTGCAGTAGGTGCGACCGAGAGAAGCGTAATGGCCAGTAACAATAATACTGCTTACGAGTTTTATCAGCATGAACAGTTCAAACTGGAATGTATGCAGATATTGCTGGAAACAGCCAAAGCAGCTTTGAGAGGTAATAAGAAAGTAGCTCAGAATATACTTTCAGACTTTTCTCTGGAGACATTCGAAATTGATGGAGACGAGTTATTAGACAGTGACCAATCTGTGTTTATAACTACGTCCAGAAAATCCAGGGAAATGAAAGGGTCATTGGATTCTATATCTCAGGCATTCATGCAGAACGGTGGAAATATGAGTACTGTTATGGACATTATGTTCTCTGACAGTATAGCTGAAAAGAGAAGGAAGATTGAATTAGCCGAGTTTGATACCAAGCAGCAAATGCAGGCTGCACAAGAACAACAGAACCAATTGGCGCAACAGCAAATGGAACTGAACGCCCAGAAAGAAGAGGCCGACAGGAACCTGAAACTGTATGAGATCGATACCAATAACGCTACGCGATTAGCAATAGAAGAATTAAAGATGCAGTCAATACATAAACAATTAGACCTGGATGCTGAAATAAATAAAGATGAGCTATTGGCCAGGATGAAAGAACTGCAGACTAAAATAGATGTGGAACATATCAAGTCCAAGAACAAAGCAGAGAAAGTGGCAAAGTGAACTCAAAACAATTAATGTGCTATTTTTGTATAAAGCCCTTCCATTCGGAGGGGTTTTTTATTTTATATTAATACCTAAATTTGTCATATAAATCTTATTACTATGGCAGGAATAAATGACAATCAAATCTTAGACCTTGGAATGCTGGATAAAGCGGTCCTTGATGATGTGCTGGTGAAAACCGGGGCGCAGTCTACAAAACCGGTTAGTTCGAACATTGTAGAAAATACGCAGAGTGTACAAAACCCAACAGTACCGGATCCTACTGTTAAAGCGAAGGTACCGGTCACTAATGCAACTGAACCCGTTAAACTCGACAAAGAACAGCAGGAGAAGCTCTCAGAGTTGTTAAAGGGATTTGAAGATACAGAAGATAATCAAACAACGTCAGAGAAAACAGGGGAGGAAGGCTCTGAAAATACCGTATCTCCTGCCACCTCGGTATATGCTGCTGCTGCTGCGTACCTTATCGAACAAGGGGCGCTACCTTCCCTGAAAGACGTTGAAACTATAGCAACTGCAGAAGACTTTGCAAAAGCAGTTCGCGAAGAAATTAATGCAAGCCGGTTCTATGATTTAAACGAGGACCAGAAAATGTACCTGGAAGCCTTAAAGTCAGGAGCCAAACATGAAGAAGTTGCGCCGGTTGTATCTATGATTTCTGACCTTAGTAAGGTTACTAAGAATGATATAGAAGGTAACGCTGAACTTAGAGAGGCTTTAATCAGACTGGACTTACAGAACCAGGGGTGGGATGAGCAAAGGATAGACAAACAAGTAGACAGGATAATGAAAGCTCACGATGAGCAGGAGGAAGCTGCATTATCATTTGAAAACCTGAAGCGGTCCCAGAAATCTAAGTTGGAAGAGATACAACTCAAAGCCCAACGTGATGAAGAAGAGAGAATGGATGCAGAAGAAAAGCAGGCTAAAGACCTGAAGGATGCTATATACTCTATGAGTGACTTTCTAGGATCGGTCAAAGTAGACGGGCCCATGAAAGATAAAGTATACAATGCTATGGTGACTGCAGTAGACGAGGTCGACGGAGTACCTATAAACGCATTGGTAAAAGATAGGTTAGATAATCCTATCGATTTTGAGAAGAGACTGTATTATGCTTACACTATTACTAATGGATTTAAAGATTTCGGAAAGCTACAAAAAGTTGCCGAATCGAATGCCGCTAAAAATTTAAGACATGCGGTTGAAAGTGCAGGAGTAATACGTACAGGATCTGGTGCCGGAATGTATGATAACAATTTGAACATACCGGAGATAGTGAGTGTAGGCTAAACTAATTTGTTAACCGTTTAAATATTAATATAATGAGTCTAAATTTAGGTAAATTCCAGATGACGGAGGTCACTGATTTTAGCGGTCTGGTAACTGCGAATCAACTCGGTCTACTGTTCGGTAATAAGCCACAGTTATTGCAAAATTCGATTACAAAGTTCTTAGCCGGTTCTAGTGTTAGGACCATCTCTACGGAATTGGAGAAATATCCTTTGGAGATATTGGAGACTGACGATGATTTCACATGGAAGCTCTCAGGTCATGATGAGAAAAACATGACATTGGAGTATGCTTACGTTACAGCCGGTTCGCCTATCACTACTGGTAGTGCCCACGGTAAAAACGGACAGGATGTTTATCTTGTATTTTCGGAAAGGTATTTTAGTGATGTAAACGTTCTTGTAGGCCATAAGAATGAAATTTACCAATTCCAGGTAAAAGAAGAGCCGCTTGAAAAAGGGGACGGATGGCATTACAGAACCAGACTATTAGGTGCCGGAGCTAAAACTGGTGTTAATTACACCGAGCTGTTAGGCGGAACCAAATGGTCGAAAGACTTCTCAGCTGTAGAAGATACTCTGTCAATGAAAGGTGGAGGTGTTGTTTACACTACTCCTATCGACATGAGAAACAGCCTTACTACATTACGTATGCAGGAAAAAGTTCCCGGCAACATGATGGATCGTAAAGTGGCCGGTACTCTAGTCGGAACTACTCCTAATGGGGAGATGACAGAATTTGCAGTATGGATGCTTTATGCTGAGTGGGAATTCGAAAAACAGTGGGAACGTGAAAAATCACGCGCTTATATGTTTGCCAGAAGTAACCGTAACGAAGATGGAAGCTATTCAGACCATGGTAAATCAGGGTACTTTATTAAACAAGGTGCCGGTATCCGTGAGCAAATGGAAGTATCCAACGTTATATTTGCCAATGACATCAATGTAGATTTACTTGAGAGCATCATGACAGATATGGTTGAAGGTAGGGAAGACGTACAGAATGTTGCTGAATTTATGATTCGCACAGGACGTAGGGGCGCTTCTAAAATTTCTAAAGCTGCACAATCTGCTGCTTCAGGATGGAGCAATTTAACTATCTACAACCCGCCGACCATTCAAAAAGTATCTTCAGACTTACATTCTAATTCTTTCTCTGGAGGTTTCCAATTTACAGAATTCCTGTTACCGAACAACATTATCTTAAAGGTTGAAGTAGACAACTCTTACGATAACAAAGTACGTAACAAAATTAAACACCCTGAAGGCGGAGTAGCTGAATCTTACCGTATGGATATTTTCTACATGGGTAACAGAGAGAAGCCAAACATCAAGCGTTTAGGCATTAAGATGGGTGACATCAGAGGTTATTTAGCAGGTTTCCGTAACCCTTGGACCGGTGAGCAAAACAACGGCCACATGGGAACTATGGAAGACGGTTCTACTTACACTCGTTATACCGGTCTTGGAGCAGTAATAATTGACCCATCCAGAACCGCTGTAATATTACCATCTGTATTAGAATAGTAGTTTAAAACGATATTTTAGGTAAAGATTTAATATCTTTACCTTTTTATTGTAAACTTTAATTTATAATTATTATGGCAGCGACAAAGGCAGGAAGTAAAAAAGAAAGCGATGTTATGGTAGAAGACCAGGCAAATGAAGGCTTTAGTCTACCTAATGAAATCGTAAAATTACAGTATGTGAAAAGGCAGAAGGGTACTATAACGAACCCGAAGCACATTGCATACGGAGGAATGATTGAAGGAGCTTACAGGGAGTTCGTACCTAAGAAGTCTCCGGATACTTTTAAATATATCCAGGTCCTTATAAAAGAGGAACAGGATTTTCTTGAAGATGCTCTTGGTATGACTAAAGGTGATTTGAACCTTTACAAAAAAGAAAACAACTTCTGGGATTCGGTAAAGTTTTCTATACCGAAAGAAGGAAGAAATCTTCATCTGGACGTACCGATTGAGTATATATGGTACAAGGTTCTTTTAACGTATGAAAATACAATAGCCAAAAGTCTGGCTGAATTAAAGACTACAGACTTATTAACTTACTCTTTTGTAATGTTAAGAGAGAATGAAGTCGATAATGCAGAAGTAGCGGCATTCAATGTAAATAAAGAAGCTTATGCTATCGCTACAAGATTGGAAACAAGCGCAAATGCGATGAGAGAGTTTCTGTACTTAACTGGTTTAAGGGTCACTTCAGATGTATCACTGAACTGGTTGATAGGTAAAATTGGAAAGATGGCAAAGGATGAGCCTCAAAAAGTAGTGGACGTTTACACTGCAAGGGATTATATCACCAGAAGCTTTATAGCCAAAGGGGTTCTTGCAGGAGTTATAAAAGACTCCGGTGGAAGTTACACTACAGAAGACGGATTCCCATTATGTGAAGTAGACATGGTACCATCGCTGTCAAACGCTATAAAGTATCTGGCGGATCCTAAGAATCACGCGGTCAAATCTCAAATAGAAGCTAAAATAGGTTAATAATGACGTTACCGGAATTTAATACTGAGTTCGATATTATTTATGAAAATATCTCTAAGGGTGGGGCTCCTGGCCTCATCCCTTACGAGAAATCTATAATACTGACTCAAGCTGCAGAGTACCTTGCTCAACAATTAGTTATAGAAGATATAAGCTTAGTAGCTAATCTTATACAATCTTTAAAGGTAAGTCCCAGCGTAACAGTAATAGAGAAGCTGGATAGCAGATCTGTATTGTTTGAAATTCCTACAAAAGTACTTAAAATATTAAATGAGGAAGTACTGACAAGTACAGATACATTAACTGTAGTTCCGCTATCTCCAATAGAATACACATTATCGATGGTTAAACCTTACAGGTACCCGAGAAGAAGAATGGCCTGGAGATTGGAAACTTCTAATTTAACAACCGGTATTGTAGAGATTATAAGCAGGCCAAGTCTAGTTCCTACATTTTATATAGCAAGAATATTGACTTTACCTGAACCTATTATATTGGAGACATTAACCGGAACATTCACTCTTAGAGGTAAGACTGCGTCTCAAAATACTAATTTGCTACCTTCCCTGCATCCCAGGATTCTGAATGTAGCTACTACACTGGCTGAGAAATATTACTTAGATAAATACGGACAAGATGGAAGCCAAGACAATTAGTGATATATTTGATACCAAGCTTAGAGCTTTTAGTGGGGGTATTGTCATGGACGAATATGAAAAGTCCTTGTATTTGACCGATGCTCAGAACGCGTATTATAATGCATTGCTGGAACCGTTCGAGGACAATTCTCTTATAAGTATGAAGTTGGCCAGACTTGTAACCGAGCTTACTATATTAACATCTTCAAGTACTTCCAGTTCAGGCGGATTGATAATAGACCTTGGAGTAGAAGTAAGGGATATATTAAAAGACTCTGTAGAGATTACGCATACATCGCCGATGCATGATAATAAAGTACTATCTGTAGTAGAAGACAGGCTGGCTGAAATACAAGAATCTTTAAACAACCCGTTCAGAAAGCCTAACTTGTTTTTCGAAAATGCTATAAGAGTAATAAACGAGTTTGGGACATATAGTAAAGTACAGATATTTATACCTGCAGGAGCAACTTTAAAAAAGTATAACGCTACCGTGGCTAAGAAAGCTACGCCAATTGTGCTTGAAGCTTTACCGGACGGTTTAAATGTACAAGGTCAAACTGTAGTCACTACAGCATTTTCGTTTGCAGATTCGGAAATGCAGGAAATAATAAATCTGGCTGTTAATACGGCTATTGAAGATTCAAGAATGTTCGCGGCTGGTACTAAACAGGCCGCAACTTAAATAAAAGTTTAATTTAATACATTTTAGCTATGAGTTCACAAAAGAATTTTTTACAGGTTTTTGTAAGCAATGCTTATAATAAAGTAACTATCAAAGCTACTGTAGCTCTGTTGGAGGATGGAGGTATAGGATTTTTTGATAAAACAAATGCTCTTGCAGCTACCGGCGCAGGTCGTTTTGTAAAGAAAGTCGGTACGGATATTATTGAAAGTCCTTACATCAACAGTTTTGCCGGCTGGCCAGCTACTAAATTAGCTTATGCCGCGTTTGTTGCGCACACTGAAACAGTGACTTTAGCAGCTGCTGTAGTTGTTGGAACCTATTATCAGTTAAGGATAGAAATGGATATCAAAGGTATGACCGGTAAGTATATAAAAGAATCGGTTCATAAGGCAGTTACAGGTGATACTGTTACTACTATTGCCGCAGCTTTAGTATCAAGAATGAACGCAGCTTTGACCAGAGAAGGTAATACTGCTTTAACAGTATCAAGTGCTTTGGGAGTTATTACAGTAGTGAACAAATTACAAACTTACGATCCAGGTAAGAAATTAGGTAATGCTGTTCCTTTTTCTATAGCAATTACACAAGGTCCTACTGCTGATATTCAACTAGGTACAGTTACAGTTGCTGGTTCAAGTGGAGTAGGAAGAGGCGCACAGGTTCATGCAAGAGAATTCTTTGCATGGGGAAATCACGATCCTTATCGTTACAATGGATGGAGAAATAATTTTACTCCTAAAGTTTATGCAGATGCATCTTTAACTTACGATGTAAATGTTATAAACGAAACTATTTACGAAAAGACAGATAATGCTGACGTACCTGTACAACTTGAGGTATATGTCGCATTCAACACTGCCGGGGCAACACCCGCATAGTACTCAACACAGGCCTGCCTTCGGGCAGGCTTTTTTATTTTAAATTAAATGCGTAATTTTGGTAACAAAAATATACCGTCATGACTACAATAGAAGAGTTTTATTTGTCAGAAGATTTCAAGGTAATGTATGCTAAAGTAGTAGTTCCTATAGCTAATGCGATAACGGCTATTCATTTGTATATAGGAGACGATTACTTATCAGATACTTTTGTAGATTTAAGCGCATACATTACTCCTAGTCCTAATTATACGTTTAGTATAGATACTCCTGAAATAAGAGCCGTATACAGTAAAGAAATATTCGATGGTCCTTTCACTATTGTAGTAACTACTGATGAAGGACCTGAATTTATTACAGGCAGGACTTTAATTAATATGTACTATGCTGATATATGCCTGGCCAATAAGACTCTCGCAGTAAACGAAGTTGATAAAATGAACGAGGTATTTATGTTATTCTTGTATATGAATGCTGCAGTAACTTACGTTTTAGCAGGACAAACTGAGCAAGCTTTAGGAGCCTGGGATAGAGTAAATGCTATAGTACAGAATTCCGGAAATGATGCTTTAACTACTGACATACTTCCATGCGGTCAGGGTACCGGATGTTGGATAATAAACGGAGTTTATGTTGTAAAATATTAATAGCAATACTATGAACGATTTATTACAGTTTAACATAGACTACATTATATCTAAAGAAGATAGTATCGTAGATAGATTTACAAAACTATACGATAAAAATTTAGACTTATACGGTAAACAGGATTTTAAATCCGGTATATATGTAGCGGTTCTGCTACATCTTATAAAGATAGATTTCTTCGGGGTAAATACGCGTAGAGCTATTTACGCTAAATTAGTGGAAGCTGTAAGAAAAAACGGCGTAACAGACTTGTATAAAATACCAAATACACCTCCACCTACAGCAATCTACCCTTATTATTACGGTTCAGGAGATCCTGGACTATTAGCTGCGGACATACAACTTTTAACAGAAGATATGTCTCCTAAAACTAATAAGTCTTACGAATTTACTTTAGTAGAACAAGTATACTATGTAGCTTATCCAACTAGTTATGGCGTACTTCAGTCTATACTAGACTTAAACGGTTTTGAAACTATAAACGGATGGACCCGAACTGTAAAGACATTTACTATAGATACAGAACTCGTATCTTATTACGTATACGAATTTAATCATATAACTTCTCAGGTAAGTTTTGTGAACACTTTTAAATATTAATAAGTAAATAACACATATCGTTATGGCTTTAGGAGATATAAGATTATCCTCAAATTTCGAATTGTCTTCACAAAGACCGTTAGATGCCAGATTACAAGTAGCTGATATAACTGAAAGAGATGCTATACCTTTTGTAAAAAGGTACCCTATGATGGAAGTGTCTGTATTAAGCGAGTTAAAGTCATACAAATTAAATTATGCTACTGTAGATGTCGGTATAAATAATAATGCTAACTGGGTACCTATAGGTGGAGGACATATTATTCAAGGAGAAGGTGTAGATTTTATTAAAAGAGATAAATTAAACTTTAAAGGAAGCCTTGTTTCAGTAACTGACAATTCTATTGATGACTCTAGTGATATAACTATAGATTTACCTACCGTTAAAAAAATAAATTACGGTTACTTATATAATGAATACGCGGTAAATAATGCAAATTTTGCTCCGATTGGATGGCATGTACCTACAAAAGCAGAATATGATGCATTATTAACTTATTTAGGCAGTGAAAGTGTAAGTGGAAATGAGTTAAAAGAAGCAGGACTCGATCACTGGAATGCAACTAATACTGGTAATAATGCAAGCAATTTTACAGCTTATGGTGGGGGAATGCGTGCAAATACCGGAATATTTTATTTGTTAAAAGATCATGGATATTTCTGGACTAACTCTGTTGTTACAGGGACTACTTCTTATTATAAAAGATTAGTAAATAATAGTGATGCAGTATTAGATGGTATAAGTGATAACAAGTATGGTTTTTCAGTAAGATTAATTAAAGATGATTCTATTAGTCCGGGTACTCTTAGTGATTATGATGGAAATGTGTATGATACTATAAATATAGACGGGCAGATATGGACCGTTCAAAACTGGGCTTGTACTAAATTAAACGACGGTACTCCTATTGATAATGTAACTAACAATGCTAATTGGGCTGCTAGCACAGATGCAGCTTATAGTGCTTATAATAATGACGAGTTAAATG